GTAGAAAGGTCACCGTCCAGCGAAGACTGAAGTCTCCGCGGTTAACTTAATATTACAGATTCCCGGCAATTCCCGTGTAAAGTAAGGACCAAGCAAAAACCTTCCCAGCGAAGCTAGGAAGTAAAAATCTGTGGTTCTACTTGTAGATTCGCCGGACGACTAACTATTAAAGCTAGTAGCCGTGAGACGGGGCCCCCCCATCTCGTTCTGCGTGCTATAAATTTCATCCCAGCACGCGCGGGACCATGAGAAAAGGCGTCTAAGTTTAAGATCTTAGATCCCTCCAAACAATTTAGAGAGAATTTCTCAGCCTACCAATATTTATGACTGAAGGATAGGGTTTTTAATCCTTCAGGTGAGTTGTTTATGATGAACCGTCTAAGGCATAGTCATCTTCATAGTAAACTGGTGGTAAACCATTGAAGAAAAACAAATTGAAGTCCTCTCCTGCGGACACGTAAAATCGCAGGAAGCTGAATTCAGTGGCCGAGCCAGAAGACGGTATCAATGCACTAAAGTCCCATCCCGGTCCAGGGGTGGGATTCTCGTAATTTTCATCTCGAAACGTATAAGTAAACCTGTCAGTCAGCAGGTATGGAACCTCAACGGTTTGTATAGGGTTAACTTTCGTAGACCCAAGATACACTCCGCGAGTATCCATACCACGCTCCACTCCATTGAAATATTGTGGAACGTTGGTTAGCAGGATTGTATCAATCTCTGCAATGAATTGTGACAGGGAGTACTCATTGTTCCTCGACAACTTGAACCCAATACTAGTCCATACATCTTGTCCCCCAACATGATTAATGGAGCTAGTATCTACAGTCCAGCGCGTCGAGCCTCTCCAACCCAGAAAGGCTCTACCTAAGTAATTCATCAAGGTAGTCGTGCTGGCATTATAGTAACGTCCGTCTGCGAATGTCGATAACATCGATCCAGTAGCAGGGCTTTGTCCAGTGATAAACCCTCCAAATGTTGGAAATGATGATCTCGACATCCGGAAGATGGCTCCGGACTTAGGTTCAGAGACTATTCTTGTTTCCGAAAGATAGCCTCTTTTGAGAAGAGTGCGAAATGAGCCAATAACTTCACCCATGAAGACCTTAGTGGTTAAAGGCACATCAATTTGAGTGTCAGCCATAGTGTCAATAGCAGGAGGATCTGTGATTGGAGCCTGCTGATCGTCTGTGTCATCCTCTGGTATACCGGCCTCTGGCATACTCTTCTTCTTCAATTGCAAAGTACTCATGAAAGAAGAATAGGTGCTTCCATTCTCTGCCTCCTCACTCTGAAGAGCGGGTGAAACAGGTGGTCGCACCTTGAAGTATGAAATCTTGTCGTCAGGTGCGGCGACTTCGAAATCATCCAACATGGATATGAACACATTGATCTGAATATCCTCAGTGGCTGTTGCTGGTGCAGACAGTTTGTTCAAAATATTGACGCACAGGACGCCATTCCCTTGGTTAAGGTTCAACCCCAAGGGAGTGGTACCGTACTCTGAAGAAGAGTACCATCCTAAGCTTTCTCTGTAAGGAACATTCTGACCCCATCCAACATCTATGGTGAAGTCTTTAGTTTCAGCAATGTCATGTATTGTAGTATACTGAGTATTAAACTCGCCGTTAGACGAACCAGTACGAGGGTCATAAGAAATCCGCAGACGCCCCTTGTGGTATTCTGACGCCACAACCTGGAAACGGAATCGCATACTGCCTCTCCAATATTGAAATGGAAGTGCAGCGAATGCACAGGCTGGGAAATGCCACTCTGCTCCATTCCTTCCCTTGAGACCTGGATCAACTCTGGAATTCCATAAATGGGTTCCAGGTCCATCCGTGACGGGCCAAGTGAAGGTGGTGAGATAGGATTCTCTACCTGCAATGGATCCAATGGGTAACTCGTCGGTTCCCCTGATTCCGGTTGTGACGGGATCGATTGTAATCTCTTGTTTACTATCAACTGTAAGCTTGTTTGCTGATTGACTAGTATCCGTAACCGCCAAAGAATGTTTCGCACGAGGCTCAAGGAGCGAATAATGGAGATCATTCGGCGCCGACAGCCCAAACATCTTTGCTGTCTTTGCAACCATCGTCGCGCCCATCTGTGTTGCCTTGGCGTAACTTCCGATAACAGGGACATCAGATAATGCTCCTGCAACTCGAGCCACGTTAGAAGCGGGGCGAGAGATGACATCTTTCTCGTGCTCGTCCCCAGAAGGCACTCCAGCCTCTGGGATTGACCGTGTCGTCGTCGTAACGACTGGCGGGGCCGGTCTCGACCGTGTTGGGATTGCGAACTTAACATCTTCGGCCCACGCAAGGACCGAGATGTTAAGCGGGTCTGTCCCGCCATTAGCGTGCTTGAGATCGTTGAGGGATGCAATAACGACCTCACCCATATTTCTCCAATCATTGGCTCCAACGACCCAATTATTCTTGTTCCAGAAAAATGGGAGTTCGAGAGAGCCTCCTGTTGAAAATGTGGGATTGATAAAGACATGCATACGCTGTGTGCCTCTAATGAAATCCTCCGGAACCCACGTCCGTTTAGGGCTCGTGTTATCCAGAGGACTAAGAGGCTCATACGCTGCGAGAGCTCGTCCATAATAGAACGCGTTCCCGTTGATGAGAATCTTAACATGTAACTTCGCACGCAGGAGATGATAGTTCGAAATCTTTTCCGTATTCCGAGCATTCTCCCAAAAGAGTGTCCAAGGATTGAAACGTTGGAAAATAGAATCATCAACGTCCCAAGTAAAATCCGCGATTTGGATTGGACGGGAAAACCATTCACCAAGAGTTGCATCTTGTGGCATTGCAAGATCCCGTGTAGAATCAAATACAGCGCCACGCTCATCCATAGTGCCTGGTACATTATCGCGAAAGCGCATGGTCTCCGAAGAGATGTTTCCATCAGCCCCCATGCCGGACTGAAATATTTTGTGATTGGAAGTAGGCAACTACGAGCGGTAAGACAGCCTGCCTGAGCTATCTCCCGCATAAGTTCTAATCCGTGCAAAGCCTGACTCCATCTGCGTGTAACACCTACTCATGGTGCAAGGGACGCAACGAACATGATAGAGCTGGTAACCATATACACAAAATGATTTTGCTTCTCCGTAGAAGGAAGTTATCTCTCCC